ATAATAAAACAGGTGGTTGTGCTAAATCTCTTAATACCGGTGCGGTTATGCTTTTGGATATTACTAAGTATCCTTTATATGATTATTTTGTTTTCATGGGTGATGATCACCTTCCTAGAACCCAGGGTTGGGATAAAGCCTTTATTCAAGCGTTAAATTTAGATCAAGGCATTGCCTATGGTAATGATTTATTACAGGGTGAGAATTTACCAACCGCTTATGCAATGACCCGAAGCATTGTAAATGAACTTAGAGGTATGACATTTCCAGGATGCATACATTTATTTTTTGATAACTTTGTTAAGGAATTAGGCATTGATTTAAAGTGTTTAAAATATTTACCTGATGTGATTATTGAACATCTACACCCAGTTGCAGGTAAGGCCGAAATGGATGAAGGGTATGAAAGAGTTAATCAACCACTATGGTATGAACAAGATTTATTGACATTGCAAAAGTATGTTAGATCGGCAGAGTACGCAGATTTAGTTAATAAACTTAAATGAAGATTAGATTACGGCCTGCCCACACCGTAGAAGAATTAGCGGAAATTTATAGCAAACCGCACAATCATTTGTCATTTGTAGATCATATTGAAAGAGTAAATAAAAGTATTGAGATGCTAAAAGCATTTGATACTTATGATTCTATTGCTGATCTATCTGCCGGCAATGCGGCTATCATAAATGCTTTAAAGTCTAATAAAAAATACATTGCTGATTTTGCCAAAGCCTATCAATTTGTAGGCCATATTGATGACACTATTGAGAACATACCTATGGTAGATTTGTTTATCTGTTCGGAAACCTTAGAACACTTAGATGATCCTGAAAGCACGCTAAAAAAGATTAGGGCAAAAACTAAATACCTGTTTATTAGTACACCATGCGGTGAGTCAGATAGTAACAATGTAGAACATTATTGGGGATGGGATGATCAAGATGTTAAACAGATGTTAATAGATGCAGGCTTCAATCCTGTTGAATACTTCTTATTGGAATTTCCCGGCGGTGTCTATAACTTTCAGATGTGGATTTGTAAATGAACATATTGATTACCGGATCACATGGTTTTGTAGGTAGAGCCTTTAGGCGTGCATTACCTAATGTTAATTTAACTTTGGTAGATTTAAAACAAGGTGTTGATTGCCGTAAATTTTTTGCATTAGAAAAGAAGCAATATGATCTTGTAATTCATTTGGCCGCAGTAGTAGGTGGCCGGATGCTTATAGAGAATGAACCGTTAGCCTTAGCGGTTGATCTAGCCATTGATGCAGAGTTTGCATCCTGGGCAATGAGAACTAAACAACCGTATCTTGTTTATTTTTCATCATCAGCCGCTTATCCAATTGAACTACAAACACTAACTAAAAAGAAGAAGTTAAAAGAGAAAGATATTAACTTTAATAAAATAGGCAAGCCTGATATGTCTTATGGCTGGTCAAAACTTACCGGTGAAATGTTAATGAACTACTTGCGTGAAGAAGGCGCACAGGTATTAACCCTTAGACCATTTAGCGGATACGGTACAGATCAGGATTTAGATTATCCATTTCCATCAATTATTGAACGCGCCATTATGAACGCTAACCCTTTTAACATTTGGGGTAAATCAACTACTACCAGGGATTTCATACACATTGATGACATAGTAGAAGCCGTACTAACTATGGTTCAAAACAATTGCAATCAAACAATAAATCTTTGTACAGGTCGGGCAACCACATTTATGGAATTGGCACAGATGGCTTTAAAAATCCTGGGACATGAGCGCACACCTGCCAAAAGGTTTAAGGTATTGACCGATAAACCGGCAGGCGTGGCCTATCGGGTGGGTGATCCAACCATGCTTAGCGATTACTACACCCCAAAAATTAGTCTTGAAGAAGGCGTTGAACGCGCTATTCGCGGAATAGTATGATCTAAAATTGGTGACTATGGCTACTAAAAAACCTAGGAAAGCACCACAGCGTAGGCGGCGTGCGCCACGCAAGGCTGAAGCATTAAATAAATTAGAAAATCATTACATAACCTTGAACGAAGTTTTTAAAGCGGCCAAAGCCGCAGGTTTTAGCCATGATGTTGCATTTTGGTTAATTACCGAACCAGGTGCATCAATGCCCGATTGGATCAATCCAGGAAGCCAACCCACCGAGATCATTCCCCGAATTGATCCAACAGAAGATGAGGATGAAGATTAAGCGCGATAAATCATTTAACGCAAAATATCTTGTAATCAGTGACCTGCAAGTACCGTTTCAGTTTTCAGAAGCGGTGATCAACCTAAAAAAACTGGTGAAGGCTTTTAAATTTGATTTAGTTTTAAATGTTGGTGATGAAATGGATTTCAATACTATTTCAAGATTTGCAGATGGTAAGGCCGAATCATTTATGCAAACCTTAGATGAAGATAGGGCTACATGTCAGGATATTTTATTTGATTTAAAAACAGATGTAGTTAGCAGATCAAATCATTCAGATAGATTGTACAAATCAATCCAACGCATACCCGGCTTGATGGGATTACCTGAATTACAATATGCAAACTTTATGGGGTTTAATGATTTAGGCATCCATTACGCATCTAAGCCTTATCCAATCCCAGGTACTAACTTTGTTTTATGCCATGGTGATGAAGGGGTCATATCTAATATTGCCGGTCAGACCGCGCTGAATCTTAGTAAGCGCTGGGGGCGCTCAGTAATTTCGGGGCATACGCACAGATTGGGCTACACATGTGCTTCAGAAGCCTTTAATGGCCGATTAGAGAGGGTTTTAGTAGGGGTTGAGTGTGGTCACACCTGTGACCTAAAAAAGATGTCCTACACCAAAGGATACGCCAATTGGCAGGCTGGGGCGGTCATCATCCACATCAAGCGTGGCAATGTGAGCGTAGAGATGATCCCATTTAATGTTGATGGGTCATTCACAGCCATGGGTAAGGCCTTTGGGTGATGTAAATCACAAAAATAATTGGAGAAAAGCCTTGTAGGTAATGGCATTTGTCAGCCCCTTAGTGTTTAATTGCATTTACAAACGCAATTGACCAGGAAGGGTTAATTATGAAAGTACAAGTTACAAATGACATGACACCAAAACCTAAGATCATGGCTATTTTTGCTGATCCAAGTAAAAAAACAGTAATAATGGTTTTACATGATGTTAGTTATGAAATTACTAAAAATGGTTTTACACAAAAAGTTGATATGACCAAATGGTATTCATATTCATTGCAAGTTATTACACACATTGAAAATGATATTGAATCCGGTTATTACCCAAATGTCAGAAGGATTGACTAATGAAACTTACAAAAAACCAATTTGAAGGTTTGACCGAAGCACAAATGGAATGGGCTGGCAATACAGAATGGTCATCTCAAAGAGATAGATTTGAAGATACGATCTGTTGGTCACATAAGTTTATTTATTGGGTAGAGAATTATGCATCAGTTATATTGGCTACCGAATTTCTAAAACAAAACAGATACGATTACAGCATTTCATACGATAATGCCATGGGTCAGTATTGCTTTACATCTAATTATGCCGGGTCATGGGTGAACGCATGAACGCCGTTGCATACCTAGAAAGAGGTTGGTGGGTTCTACCTTTAAAACCACAATCTAAAGAGCCATGTAAGTTCTTGCGACATGGTTATCTTGATGCCAGTAGTAATAAATTAGTAGTTAAAAATTGGTTTAAAGATGATCCTGAATTAAACATTGGCCTAGCCATTGTGCAATCAAATCTTGTAGTTTTAGATTTTGATATACGCAATATTGCATCCAGGATTCTATGGGAATCTTATCGCCGGATATGTGTGACATCTAATACGCATACAGTTAAAACAGATAACGGCTATCACTTCTATTATCTTGCCGATAAAACAAAGCAATTTAAAGGCAAGGTAATACCAGGTATAGATATTAAACACAAAGGTTATGTTGTGTTACCACCATCTATACATCCAAACGGCACTGTTTATCAGGTGATAAATGATGTTGATCCGGTTGAATTACCGGCTGAATTAGAAAAGGTAATGAGTTGGAATTAGTTAAATATGACAAACAATCAGGTGCTTATGTTGATGCAAAAGGTAAGCATTTTGTAAAGGCTTCTTTAATCCGCAAACACGCCAAAAAAGCAATAGGCGCTAAGCAGGTTAGAGGAAGGCTATCAGCCAAAATGGTTGAAGCCTATTGGTTAGACAAGTTCAAGGAAGCGGTGAAATATGAACTCTGAAATATACGGTTGGTTGGTAACAATCACCCTATTTACTTTGGTGGCACTGTTAATTGGTGTTACCTGGATTGTCGCAGTTGAAAATGGCTACGACAAAGGATTTAAATCCGGATACAAGCGCGGCACTGTTGATACAAAACAAACAAATGTAAAGGTGGAGAAGTTCACAGTTAGAACACATCCATCAATGCGGCAGAAGATGCTTGAAGCCGATAATGAATACTTAATGGAAAAGGTTGTAAATCTTTGGGATAGGGAAAACAAATAATGAACATGAATGATTATGTTGATGTGGCTGAGCGCATTGCGCAACTAAAAGAAGCCTATCCCGAAGCATCATTGCAACCATATAACCCTAATAAGCCTTATGACATTGTGCAGGTTGAAGGTAAAACTTATGTGGTTTATACCGCCGCTTGTTACCGTGATCCCCATGATGTAAGGCCAGGTGTTGCAGTTGCCTGGGAACAAATACCAGGTAAAGGCATGACCGCAGGATCAGAATTAATGATCTGTGAAACTTCTGCCTGGGGTAGAGCCATAGTTGCGGCTATGAAATCTGCTACAAAGCGCGTTGCATCTAAACAAGAAGTGATGGCGGCTAAAGCCCGGCAACCCTGGGCTATAACACCTACACAATCTTTGGATGCAGAATTATTGTCTAGGCCAGTTGAACCTGAGCCACAGGCTATGTATGGCAGACCTGGATCAAAGTCAGCGTTAATGGAAAGGGTTTTGCGTGATTCTTTTATTGAAGATAAACCGCAACAAGCCGAGCCAGTACCAATGAGTTTAGATCAGGTAGTTGATGCAGTTGCAACCAGTACACCGGCTGTTCAATATTGTGAACATGGCGAAATGGTTTTAAAAACCGGAATATCCAAAGGTCGCGGCACGCCGTACTACGGTTACACATGCCCTAAAGGTTGTGCGGCTAGGTGGGCAGTTATGTCTAAAGACGGCAAGTGGTACTACCCGGATTCCAACAATGGGTGACATGGAAATGATTGATGCTAATGGGATCAAGGCTACATTCACAGAAAACGGTGTTGAGTTAGATATTGTGCCGCTAAGTGAATGTTGTGAAGTTTGCAATGATCCCAGGATGCTAAATATCAATGGGGTACGCAAGTGTGCAGGTTGTGGATGTATCAATCACATAGATTACAAAAATGACCAAATTTGACTATCACAAAGCCATGCGTGAAGGTCATGGCTACAACCTTTATGTTGCCGATCTATTGCAACACTTTGGTGTGCCACAGGTAGATGTGCCTGACTTCTCTATTGCTACTACCCATGATGAAATTAGAGATAAAACTCTAAATGAGAAAGATGTAATAGTTGGTGATCTAGTTTTAGAGGTTAAAAGTAGTAGCCGATCATTTACCAATGCTGATGATTTCCCATTTAACCCGGTGATTATTGATACGGTAAGTGGCTTTGATAGCAAAATAATCAAGCCATTTGCCTATGTAATGATTAGCCAAATTACACAGGGAATCTTTGTTATACCTACATCTACAAAGTATGATTGGACTATTGAGAAATACTATGATGGATATAGGAAAATTGAAGAACGCTTTTATTTAGTTAAGAAGCGCCACTGCCGACCATTTATAGAAATGGTTGATGTACTGTTAGAGAGAGCCAATGAGCGAACCAATCAGATGTAAATGCGGTAACTGGGTCATGCCTGGTCAATCTTGTTATGTTTGTTATCTAATTACAAGAACTCAGAAGAAACTTAATTAATGTGGTGTAGATCACATCTCATATAGTGAGATTAGGTTAGGAGTTACGCTAATATGATTTTGAACCGTATGCTAGGCTCTAGCAAGTATTTGCCCCAAAGGCAAAAACGCGAACCCTGCAAGGGTGAGTTCGCGTGGTGCTGGCTTCTTGGGATCGCTCTATGTGTTCTTAACCCATTAGCCTTTGATAAAGCATTATCTGATTCAAATTACAAACCTACACACTATAAGCAATATATTTTAATGACCTTAAATAATCTTGATCAAACCTATTGCCTTATAGACCTATATTCAAAAGAAAATAGTAAATGGGATATTCGGGCGCGTAATGGTAGTCATTATGGGATACCACAGGGCAGATCAACATACTTAAAAAATGCATCCGGAATACAACAAATTAAATGGGGAGTGCGTTATATTGGCAACCGTTATGGCTGGATTGATGAAGTCAATCAAGTACCTAATGCATGTAAGGCCTGGGATCATTTTCTAAAGAGGGGGTGGCATTGAAAGATACAGAGAAAATTACAATCGGGGTTACATCACCTGGTTATGTAGTTACAGACTTTATGACAAGCATTTTAGATGTGGCAAGATCACAGAAACAATTGGGTCAGTTCATATCATTACAAGGATCAGGTGTTATCAGTAGATTACGCAATCAGATAGTTGCAACCTTTTTAGAGAAAACCACAGATGATTGGCTATTGCAGATAGATACTGATCAAAGATTTACAGTAGATCATTTTAAGAAATTAGTTAGTGCGGCAGACAAAGATGAACGCCCTATTGTGTCCGGTGTTGTGCATGGTGGTTGGGAAGTCGGTGAGTTATACCTTGAACCAGTACCTTGCATCTTCAAGATGGGTGAAGATAATGGCCTATACGCCATCCATGATTATGAAGAAGATTCAATCATTGAGATAGATGCATGTGGTACAGGTGCTATCTTGATTCATAGGTCAGTGTTTGAAAGGTTTGTTAAAGAGGCTGACCAGGTACATCAAGGTGACAAGTGGGGTTTCTATCAGGATATGCCACTGCATAAAGAATGGGTAGGTGAGGACTTACTGTTTTGCATTAGGGCTAAGAGTTTTGGGTATAAACTATATGCACATACAGGTGTACAGATGGAACACCAACGCAAGATGTGGATAGGTGCTAAACAGCACAAAGACTTTGAACGCTTTAGGCGTAAGAGATTACAGAGTGAGGATCAGATCAATGGCAATAGTGACATCACAAGTAGCAGTAACAACAACTAGAGTAAAAGTAATTGATGTAGATAATGTATCAAGACATGTAAGGTTGCATTGTGAATCCGGCACGGTATATGTGGGCAACGCCGGGGTTACTAGTAGCAATGGTTTGAAGTTGGATAACAATGACAAACTTACTTTGGATTTGCAAGATGGCGAAGAACTTTGGGCAATTACTGGTACTGGTAGCACCAATGTGTCTATCTTAGTTAGCAAGGTAGATTAAATAGTGAGCGTGTTTTTTCCTATATCCATCATAGTATTTCTCAATAGTCCAATCATACTTTGTAGATGTAGGTATAACAAAGATTCCCTGTGTAATTTGGCTAATCATTACATAGGCAAATGGCTTGATTATTTTGCTATC